GTAAGTAAATGTACAGGATTTGCCGATATGGTGCAATTGACTCACTTGAAATTACAACAGGTGCTTCAAAGAATGATACCTGACGGAGTATATCTTGATGCTGATGGTATTAATGAAGTAGATTTAGGTAATGGAACAAACTACAATCCGCAAGAAGCATTAAATATGTTTTTCCAAACGGGTTCTATAATAGGTAGATCATTTACACAGGAAGGCGATATGAATCCCGGCAAAGTGCCTATACAGGAAGTGCCAACAGGAAGCGGAGGACAAAAACTACAAACACTAATTGCAACTTACAACTATTATCTGCAAATGATAAGGGATGTAACCGGATTAAATGAAGCGAGAGACGGGTCTACGCCAGACTCTAGAGCATTAGTAGGGGTGCAAAAATTAGCAGCAGCAAATTCAAACACTGCAACAAGGCATATATTAGATTCAGGTTTATATTTGACAAGAGAACTTTGCGAGTGCTTGTCTTTAAGAATATCAGATATAATAGAATATCACCCAGCTAAAGAAGCGTTTATAACCAAAATAGGTAAATTTAATGTAGGTATTCTGGAGGAAATGTCAGACTTGTATATGCACGACTTTGGAATATCACTAGAACTAATGCCTGATGCAGAAGAATCCGCTATGCTTGAAAACAATATTCAGACTGCTTTACAGCAAGGATCTATAGATTTATCTGATGCTATTGACATACGAGAAGTTAAAAATATAAAGCTAGCAAACCAATTGCTTAAAGTCAAACAAAAGAAAAGGCAGGAAAGATTACAGGCAGAGCAGCAGGCTAATATACAAGCGCAGGCGCAAGCGAATGCTCAAGCGCAACAAGTGGCAGCACAGGCAGAGGTGCAAAAAGATCAAGCTATGTTCCAAACTAAGGCGCAGTTAGAGCAGCTCAAAGGTAGCTTAGAAGAAAAAAGAATAAGCGTTGAGGTTAATGCCAAAAAAGAATTAATGGCGTTAGAATTCCAATACAATATGCAATTAAAAGGTATAGAAGTAGACGGAGCTAAATCTAAAGAAAAAGAAGTAGAAGATCGTAAAGATCAAAGAACTAGAATACAAGGCACACAACAAAGTGAGATGATTGCTCAAAGAAAGAATGATTCTCCGCCTAAAAACTTTGAATCCGCAGGAAATGACGTAATGGGCCAAGGTTTTGGCTTAGGTGCGTTTGAACCTAGGTAATAATAGTAATAACAATCATATAATATTTTATCATGTCAGAACAAACAGAAAACACAGAGCAAGTAGAAACACCTCAGGAGGAGGTTGTTGATACAAATCCCATGTCGGTTGACGAAGAGGGAACAATTAAATTAGATATGTCTAAGCTAGCGGAGCCCACACAAGATGCCCCGGAGCCAATGCAAGATGTACCGGAACCAATGCAGACAGAAGAACCTGTGGTTGAAGTGCAAGAACAAACCGCTGTGCCTGATGCTGTAGAATCCGCTATAGAGGAAATAACAGAAGAAGAAGTACAGGTGCAAGCAGATGATTTGCAAGACAATATAGTCGAGGCTATAGAAGAACAGAAACAAACCGGTATTGAACTACCTGAAAACATTCAAAAGGTTATTGACTTTATGAATGAAACAAGCGGGACTCTTGAGGACTATGTTAAACTTAATAAGAATTATGACGACTTAGACGAATCTCAACTGTTAAGAGAATATTACGCTAACACAAAGCCGCATCTAGACGAGGAAGATATAGACTTTATGATGGAAGATAACTTTCTTTATGATGAAGACTTAGACGAAGAAAGAGATATACGAAGAAAAAAACTAGCCAGAAGAGAGGAATTAGCAAAAGCTAAAAACCACCTTACTGGATTAAAAGATAAATATTATCAGGAAATTAAAGGCGGCGCAAGGCTGGCTCCTGAGCAAAAGAAAGCGGTAGACTTTTTCAATCGCTATACAAAAGAAAACGAAGCAGCAACTCAATTAGCTGAAAAACAAACACAAACGTTTTTAAAGAAAACGGAAAGTGTTTTTAACGATGATTTCAAAGGTTTTGATTATCAAGTTGGAGACAAAAAATTCCGTTTTAAAGTTAAAGACGCTCCTACTATTAAGGAAACCCAAAGCGACATTAATAATTTTGTCAAGAAGTTCTTGGATAAAGATAACCAAATGTCAGATGCGGCGGGGTACCATAAGGGATTGTTTACAGCTATGAATGCAGATTCTATTGCAAATCATTTTTATGAGCAAGGCAAAGCCGACGCAATGAAAACAAGTATGTCTAATTCGAAAAATGTACAAATGGGCGCTAGAGGTGTTCATGAAGACGTTAAAACATCGAATGGATGGGCAGTAAGATCTGTTGATTCTGGGGGAAGTGATTCAAAATTGAGAATTAAAACATTTAAACACATTAAATAAAAAAAATTATGGCATTTGCAACACAGCCAACCACGTTGGCAAACTTAAGTCACCTAACACCACGCCCGGTAAAAGGTTTGTTTGGAGACAACTACCTATCTTTAGCGGACATGGATTTTACACAACAATTTTTACCTGAGGTATACGAAAAAGAAATCGAGCGTTATGGAAACAGAACGATTACAGGATTCTTACGTATGGTCGGAGCAGAGATGCCTATGGCGTCGGATCAAGTAGTTTGGTCAGAACAAGGAAGACTACACATTGCTTACGATAATGTAACTACTGCAGCGGCAGCAGCTAAAACAATATCTTTACCGGATGCAACAACGTCTCCTACGCTGAAAGCTCCATTATTAGGGCCTAACATGACTGTGGTAATTTCAAAAGGAAACGTTACTGCTAAAGCTTTTATAAAATCAATTGTTACTCCTCAAGTAGGAACTAATGTAACATACAACATTGAAGTATATGGTGACGCCGATGGACAATTACCGGCTGCTTTAGCTGGTACTACGGATGTTAGCCTATTTGTATATGGATCTGAATACGGGAAAAACTCTGCAAACGCAGGTAATTCAATTGATGCGTCTTTCAATCATTTTAGTAACAAACCAATCATACTAAGAGACAAGTACTCTGTGAATGGCTCTGATGTTGCTCAAATTGGATGGGTGGAAGTTACTACTGAAATTGGAACCGGAGGATACCTATGGTACTTAAAATCTGAGCACGAGTCTCGTATTCGTTTTGAAGATTACTTAGAAATGTCTATGGTTGAAGCTACAAAAGCTCAAGGAACTATAATAGATAATCAAGGAGCTACCTTAGAAGGTATGGACGGTTTATTTGCTTCGCTAGAGACTAGAGGTTTAGTATTTAACGATGCGGACTTTGACGCTGTAGGTGGACTTGGACAATTTGACACTATATTACAAGAGCTTGATAAGCAAGGAGCAATTGAAGAGAACATGATGTTCTTAGATCGCGAAACTGCATTAAGCATTGATAATATGCTGGCGCAACAAAATTCTTACGGAACAGGAGGAACATCTTACGGTGTATTCGAAAATTCAGAAGAAATGGCGTTGAACCTAGGATTCTCAGGATTCCGTAGAGGATCTTACGATTTCTACAAGACTGACTGGAAATATCTAAATGATTCTACAACTCGTGGAGGAATGACAGATGTAGCCGGAGTAATTGTTCCAGCCGGAACTTCTACTGTATACGACCAACAACTAGGACAGAATATCTCACGACCTTTCTTACACGTACGTTATAGAGCTTCAGAAGCTGATGACAGACGCTTGAAATCTTGGGTAACTGGTTCAGTTGGCGGAAACTACACAAGCGACGAAGATGCAATGAATGTTCACTTCCTATCGGAAAGAACTTTATGTACTCAAGCAGCTAACAACTTCGTACTGTTAAAAAGAACAGTATAATAAGTTTATTGTAATGATTACCCTCGTTGAATTTACGGGGGTAGTTATTACTTTTATTAGTGACATTAGCTAGTTATATTAAATAGTAATAGGCTATCGTCATACATTATTAACATTTATATCATATTATATTATGGCTAACAAGAAAGCTACAGCAAAAAAAGTTGAGGTTGCTCCTCAGGAAGAGGTTGAAGTAAAAGCACAACCAAAAGTAGAAATGCCTAAAAAGGCAGCTCCTAAAAAAGATGAATGGGTTTTTAAAGATAGGTTATACGAATTAACAAAAAATAAACCCTTAGTATTTACACTACCAACATCTCATAGTAGGAAAAAAAGTTTATTACATTTTGACGAAAAACTAGGCTACCAAAGAGAATTAAGATATGCCACTAACCAAAGGTCATGCTTTGTTGATGAACAGCAGGGACAAATAGTTATGGGTCGTATCGTGTTTAGAGACGGCGTTCTTAGGGTCCCAAAAGAAAATGTAGTATTACAAAAATTATTATCTTTATATCACCCCGCTGTTAAAGCCGGCATATATGAAGAATACAAACCAGCACAACAAGCAAGTAACGAAGTTGACTGGATTGAGTTTGAATTGCAAGCATTAAACTTAGCTAAAAGTTTATCTGTTGAAGAAGGAGAAGCTATATTAAGAGTTGAAATGGGAGCGGCAGTAACAGAGCTATCATCTTCTGAAATAAAAAGAGATTTACTTATTTTTGCTAAAAGAAACCCTAATCTGTTTTTGCAATTAGCTACAGACGAAAATACACAACTAAGAAGCTTTGGAGCAAAAGCTGTTGAACAAGGAATACTAACATTATCACAAGACCAAAGAACGTTTACTTATGGCGTTGGAGGTAGAAAGATAATGACAGTACCATTCGACGAGCATCCTTACTTTGCTTTATCTGCTTTCTTTAGAACAGATGAAGGTATGGAAGTATACAAGGCAATTGAGAAAAGACTAAACTAGTCACCTTTATAGTAATAGGCTGCTGAAAGGTGGCCTATAACTATATAAAATAAAAAACAAATTATGGCTGTAAGCGTAGATACTGTTTATCAAAGAGTATTAGCAATACTTAACAAAGAACAAAGAGGTTATGTAACACCTCAAGAATTTAATCTATTTGCTAACCAAGCTCAATTAGATATATTCGAACAATATTTTTACGATATTAATCAGTTTGGCAGAATACCTGGTAATGATACCGAGTTTTCTGATATGCTTAACTTGCTTAATGAAAAAATAAACATATTTGAAGTAGATGCAGATATGACTTATAATGCAACTACTGAACATTGGTCACCTCCTGCTGACCTATATAGAATAGGTACAATAGTTTACAACAACGTTACTACTAGTAAATCATTATATCCTGTACCTAATACAATTGTTACTACAACAACACCGATAGAAGCAGAAAGAATAAACTTCAATGAATTTCTTTATATAAATCAATCGGCTTATGCAAAACCCACAAATACAAGACCCGTATTTGTAGCCTCAGAAGATGGCTACAAAGTTTATGGAGATTCTTTATTAACTACTAATGTAAGGTGTAATTATATAAAAGAGCCTGCTAAAGTAGAA